GTGCGCGTCGAGCAACAGCCTTGAGATAACCGATAGATTTAGCAGAACTATCGTCGCAGATAATTTCAGAACTTTGGATCTCTTGAACGGCCCGTCCGAGAGATTGTTTTTGATGCGGGGTTACGCGACCAGAGAGAATATCAGCCGCCCCTACCCGCGCCCGCGAGCGTATCATGCGCTCCATCAAGGCAACGCTGGTCATCTCTAATGAAAAGATAAGCACCCGTTTCTTTTGATTCAGTGCCACGTTTTCAGCAATCTGGAGGGCGCTGGCTGTCTTGCCCACCGCTGGTCTTGCCGCCAAGACAACCATATCTCCTCCTCGCAATCCAAACATCAAAAGATCATCCAATGGCGTGATACCTGTACGGATACCAATACATGGCTTGCCAGCAATCGTGGATTCGATGTTCTGGGCGGCGCGGTCTAGGGCGTTGACGATAGAAAGCTTATTGCCGTCATCAATCTCGTAGTCGGCCCGCATTACTGTGGTCTCTGACCAGTTTTTGAGTTCTTCAATCTTTAGTTCGCGATCTCTGGCCTTGTGAACCATGTCGTTGGCCAAGTATTCCAATGATCTTCTGTATCGGGCTTCTTCCAGCTTCGGGTAGTAACGTTTCCAGTTGTTGTGGGCCACGCATGAAGTTGCCACTTCAGCAATCTTTTGCTCGCCACCAATGATGTCGTATTCATTGGCAGCTTCGATCTCTCCTTTGACATTGATGATATCAGCCTGCATCCCCTTGGCGATACAGCGCATGATCGCCCGAAAGATGATCTTGTTCTCCTGTAGATAGAAATGATCCTCCTTGATTGATAGAAGAATCTCGCGTTGATCCTCTGTCGGCGCGTGACAGAGGCAGGAAAGAATTGCTGTTTCAGCCGATGGTTCGTGAATGACTTCGTGCATAGGAAGCGTTAGACAGCCGATTGGGCCTTTCGTTCACGCTTTCTTTGCAAAATCACCAACATAGATTGCCTGCGGCGTTCGCGCTCTTCTTCAGAGATAACCCGCTTTTTTTTCGCCTTTTGTGGCGATTTGGGGCGGGATTCTGGCTTTAATTCGTCATTTGTGACGATTTGTTCGACATTGCTGCAAACCGTCCCACTTTGTATCTCATTAAGAACGCTTTGAGGAATTGGGAAACCTTTTTGCGCCATCTTGTGGAGCGACCCATCCTTGCACCCATGGATGACAACGGCTTGGCTGGAGATAATTCGGTCTGGGCAAGTGACTCCTTGAACGGCTTGGGCTTCGGGGTCTTCAGCGTAGAAGACAATCTTCCCATCTTTCCACTGATAGTTCACACTTTTCCAGTAGGTTCGGATAAGTGGAGTGTCGCGGCCAATAGCCATAAAATCCCAACGACAACGAACATCCCAAGGTTCTGGGATCGTTCCCGCATTCTTGTAAGCCAAGTTATAGGTGGACAAGGATTGTGCGGATGGGCAAAAGTCTAAGAAGTTGTGCGGATACACCGCGCTACCCACAATCATCTTGTAGATATTCTTCCCATTGGTTGCCATACCTCCTTCATAGAGATGACCCATGATGCCGATCTTTTTATGGTATTCAGTGTCCAAGTCATCCACCCACCCTTCTTTCATCGGAACACAATCTGGCTCCCAGAAATAAAATGGTACGCCAGTGGCGTACATGGCAGCAGCCGCATCAGCAAACATTTGGTTCGGGCCAAGCGGCCATCCGTCAAACCCGTCTTGGACAAACATCTGATCCACTTCTTGAAAAGACTTTTTCAGTTCTTGGATAATGGCGTTGCAATCTTTAGTGCCTTGTTTGGTACAGACATAGGCTTTGTGACGCATATTGAGTCCCATGGCTGTAATAGCCTTGGCAGACTCCATGGCCAGTTCGGCGTCTCCGTTGTGGTAGGCAAAGACAATGTTCATTGTGCGTCGAAGTTGAGCGGCCAGCTTGGATGGACTGGATCTTCCATTCGGACGCGCACGTTTTTGTACCCTTGTCCCATAAGCTTGCTGGCTTCCATTTCGGCCTCTTCTTTGCTAAGTCCGTGTTTGTGAAGCTCCACAATTTTGTCTCCATGGCACACAATGTATGTTTTATTATTATCGCTCATTTTTTCTTTTTCTTGGTTTCTGCTTGGTTGATGTATTTGGCAAACTGTTCAGCGCATGTTCTGGCCATCTCGACTTCAGATTCTGGGTCGAAGAAATAACCGCCACGTTCAGCGAACAACGCCTCCATTGGCATGGGGGTTCCTCTACGAAATCGTGGGCCAACCACGAATGGGGTAACGGAATCTTCATTGATGACAGTTAAGACTACTTTGAATCTGGCCATGGACTCCAATACTTAATCACGCGCTCAAGGATGTGTCCAATCCCGCTCCATCCATGGTGGGGATGGTAGTGGCAGGCCCACCGCAAAGGAGGGTTTGACTCGTCGTTTTTGATAAGATAGATTCCCTCTGTATCGGGCTTCATCTGGTTGTAATCGTTCCAAGTAATCATAGTAGGTATGACAAGAAAAACTCCACTTCGTTCAAAAACTCCCTTGAAGCGCGGCAACTGGTTGCGGGCTGCATCGAAAAAACGCCAAGGTGAATACAATCAGTATGCAAAGGAGAAAAAGGCGTACCTTGCCCTCCACCCACAGTGTGAACGCTGCAAGAGTAAAAAAGCAACCGATCTCCACCACAAGGCGGGCAGGGTTGGTCAATGGCTGTGCCGTTATGAATACTTCGCGGCTCTTTGCCGCCAGTGTCACGATTGGCTCCACGCCAACGGCAAGGAGGCCCGCAAAGCTGGATGGATTATCGACGTTCATAAGATAGGTCTTGCTGATAGTTCTGCATCAGAGGATCCCAGACCCTCCCCTTCGGAGAAGTAAGTCTTCGATAGGTATCCACGGCATTCTGCCAACTTGTTTCAAAAGGCTGGTTCCACTCCTCTTCTGGGGGGAAGTTCCATGGATAGGGTCTTGGATAGGAAACACAACCACTTGCAATAAGTAGTGCTAAAACTATCCCTGCTCTTTGAAATCGTAGAACCATAGTTCCTCCTCGCTTTCGCTGACCCAGCGGCTTCCGACATGCTCGCAACTGAATTCTTGGCTAAATACCTTCCAGTCGGGCTTGATGGGGAACTTTTTGGCAATAAACGATCCGCCATCCATCCACAGCACACGATTATTTGGTTGAATGAAATATTGCCCATCGCCCGCAAATACATGGCCGCATTTATGCCCAGCGGCCATTTCTCCGTAGCCGCTAGTATATTGAGGCCCGAAACACCAGTCCAATGTGAACATATACTTGGCAGACTCAAAGGATTTGTTCTTGAGCATGATGTTTGCCGCACGATTCTTGCAGTAGTCTAATATGTTAACCGAGCAATAGTAGCTCATAGAGTCCCAGAGTTGTATCCAGTCTAACGGATAAAACGTCCCTCCAACATCATCAGTGTGAAGATAGTGGATCGGGACTCTGGCGTGTTGGCTTCCGTATTCGGTCATCACATTAAACATCCCGCAACGTTGTGGTATTGACGTATAAGCAAATACTTCGACTAGCTGCCTTTCGCGATTGACGTTGGGTTCCAAATCATAAAAGAATCCCTCGTCTACAAAGGCAAAGAAGGTAGGTATATTGACGTTGAGATAATTGCTCATTTGTCGGCAATCTGTTGAAGGAGTCGCGTCTGACGGCGAAGTTCTTCAAGCTGATGGCTTGCCGCAATCTCCGCGCTTAAACGGTCGTTTGATTCTTTTAACTCTGCATTGATCCGCCTCATGGTCTGAAGAAGGGTATCCTTTGGTTGTGGGGAATCAACAGATCCGTTGATAACTTGAATGCGGCCCGAATCCAAATCAAAGACTGTACCCGAAAAGCTACCGTCTTGTGCCTGAATATTTGTAGCTAGTGTTAATAACAGTAGTAGTTTTTTCATAAAAGAGATTGGAGGCGGGGTGGCGCGGACTTCATTGGCCCCCCGACCTTTGAAGCTTTCGCATTTTCATGCTGGGTCTCCCCACCTCCAAAAGTGGTGGAGGAGTCGGCATTGCAGCCGAGTCCGCGCATTAAATGGCGCGTCGAACCTATTCTCCCCCGTAAATTATTCATGGAGTAATAGACCACATCCCCTTCGGGGTGTTC